ATCGTGAAGTTGCGCCCCGTGGCTCTTGCCCTGTTTGCTCGTTCTCACAAAACTCGTTTCGGTTGCTTTCGCTTGAACTGCTCCCCCTGATGTATCCTTCGTGCTCGGAGTCGGGAGCATTTGCAATGCCATTCCCAAACTCTTCCCTGGCTTCCCCTTCGCTCTGCCCTCTTCGTAATCCTTCACCCGCTTCTGATAATTTTCCACCGATTCGTCGTGATTGCCCCGCATGGCATGAATCCCTGTCGGAGTCGGCAACATCTTTTTGTTTTGCATGGAGTATAAACCATACTCTATATCTTTTGTGGGGAGCGTTTTTGCCAACTGCACCAACAATAAACGGTTGAACTTCGTAACCGAGGCCTTCCATGTCAGCGAACACCGACTCGAATACCAATCCTTGTTCAAGAGACACAAGGCCGTAAACATTTTCAATGATGCACCATGTCGGCTTAAAGTCTTGTATAACTTTAAACATTTCATTCCAGAGCCAACGGTTGTCTTTTGTCCCTTTTCTTTTACCTGCTTGACTTGCGGGTTGACACGGTGGCCCTGCCGTGAGGAGGTCAACGTGCCATCGTTTATCATCCACATCATATCCGTCAATGTTGTTCCATCGTGATGTTTTGTTTTGGGGTTGTATCTTTTCGCTGTTTTGTTCCTTGCTCCGAAACTGTCCGTTACTACAGGAGTCGGCAATAAATCGTTCCTTACTGATTTCTTTGATGTCGTCATAGATTATAATATCCTTGCCAAAATTTTTTCTCAATACAGCCTGACAAAATTTATCGATATCACAAAAGAATAAGTTTTGATAGGCTTCACCCCATATTTGCTTAGCGGCTAAGGCAAAACCACCAATGCCTGAAAACAAATCGATATGCGTAAATTTTTTTGACATTACGAATTGTGAATAAGAAACTGTTCCATTTCCTTTGCTTTCTTTTGTATCTCTTTGTACTTCTTGACTATTACAGGATTGAGTAGATATTGGGATGTTTCGTTAGGCGTTATTTTACCGTCTTTGAATTCGTAGTATGCTTTTTTGAAAGTGTAAAATCCCTGCTCGGACATTTTCTCTGCAATTGCTGTAATCATTTTTGCATCTTCGTAGCCGTTATGCGCTCCTTCTTCATTGTAGGGAAGCCCAAAAAATTGTGAAGCGGCTTTTACTCCCATTCCCATTTTTACTTCCTCATCCTTGAAGAACATCTTGTAATAATCTTTAAGATTGACATGATAACGAAATGGGAAACATTGTTTATGATATGCACATGCCCTCTTCAGAACATCCCAATCGTATTTTCCCCAACTTGCAAAAAATTCAAAATAGGGAGCGCAAAAATCCAAAAACTCTTTCCACACTAAGGGGAAAATGAGAGCATTGTCAACTTGGGCTTGTTCTATCTTCGTCAATTTTTTGATAAAATTGGTTAATTTTTCTCCACCTGAAGAATATTGCACAATATCAAGTGGATGAATATAACTATTGAAAAACCTGTCGCTCTTTGTGAAATTTCCGTTGGTAACTTTTACTGCCCCGATTTGAATGACATGGAAATGTTCGTCAGTCGGCGCATTTTCTTCAACATTAACTTCTATATCTAATATTATAAAATTATCTTTATTCATATTTTCTTCCTTTTGTATAATTTTTTTCAGCCCATAAAGGTTGTAGGTTTGTATAGTGGCAAGCCTTTAAGAATTGTTTTCTATTAGTTAAATCAAATAAATCCAAAGGTATAATATGGTCAATATGCCAACCCCAATAACCGTAATTTTCCCAAGTCATTCCTTCTTGAAATTTGGATTCTAAATAACTTTTGAGTTCAGGAATAGAACATCCAAGGTCTCGAACTGCGGAGCCTGATTTTTGATTTCCTCTGAGGGCTTTATTCAATCTACCTCGCAAACCACAAGCAAGTTTATAGTTGATATCATTTTTACGTTTATTGTTTTCATATAATCTTCGTTCTTTTTTATGTGTTTGATAGTATTCTTTTATTTTATCCTTTCGCTTCTTATCTCTTTCTCTTTTTTGTGCCTTTATTTCTTCTTTATTTTTTTCATACCGTTTAGCATCATATTCTTTTTGATATAATTTGACCTTTTCTTTATTGGATTTTTTATATTTTTTATGCCTCTCATCAATTCTTTTTTTATTTTTTTGATAATATTCCTTTTGATATTCTTTTGAAGTCATTTTCTGTTCTCTAATATTATTTATTGTTTTCATTTCGTTTCAATGTCAAGAATAAGTTCATTTTTACTCTCCAACTCCTGTTTTGGCTTTGAATATCAATCTTTCCGTTGCTTCCCGTTGCCTGTAAATATTGACCAAGTTATCGAATAGAAGAGAAAGATTTTCCAAGTCCGTCAACTGATTTTTCAGTTTTTGATATTCCTCATCCGTGTCGATAAAGGCTTCGGCATCCTGTTTACTCTTGCACAAAAATGCCGAATTGTACTTTGCATTTTTATACAGTTCTGAATATTTTGCATCCACCAAAATTCTCAACTTGTTTTTTGCCCTGTTGACCCTGAACAATTTTTCGGCATATTTAAGAGCCTTGTCCGAGTTGGCTTCAAGTCTTTCCAAAGGGTCTGTATATTTGTGGGTATAATCCTCTTTGGTCTGTTCTAGAATTTTTTCTACATTCATGGTTGTGGTATGAGGTCGGCTTTTTCTTCCATGATATCAATGCCATATTTTTTAGACATCTTCAAATATTCCTGAAGATTGAACTGAAGCCGACTAATAGTCAAAGATTTAATAATCTCCTGCTTGATATCGTCAGGAATATCTCTCATATCGATAAGTTTTTTATTCCTGATAAATCTGCATTGAACTTCTTTTGGTTGCTCTTTCAAAAATTCCTTGAACTCATTCCTATCATCGTACCAATTTTTTATCCTAGTCGTAAAAATCGGCTTTTGTTTGACTGTGATGGAATCCATATAAATATTAGGAATGCCATCGCTTTTGTCTCCACGGATGATTTTTTCAAACAAGTCGTATTCAGGGTCGGCACTTTCGATGAACTTCCGCATCATCGGATTGTACAGCTCGACTTTCTTATGCCGTAATAGTTGTCTGAAATCGGCATCGGTGGAATAAATCTGAAACTTGTCATACTTGTCCATTTCCGTCATGATGGCTTCATAAATTATATCATCAGTCTCCACATTTTCAAGATTGATGAAACGAAACGGAAGTACCTGTTTCAACTCTTCCCATACCCTGTCGAATACTTTGAAAACCAATCTAAAGTCCACGCTTGAAGCATCCCTTGCGGCCTTGCGATGAAATTTATACTCGTTGAAAAGCCTACTCTTTCTCCACAATCTTTTACCATCTTTGGCAAACAGAATATCTGTTTCCGTCTCTTGATTCCATTCAAGAATATTGAATATTTTTTGAAAGGTCATTTTTACGGAATCTCTGACCAATTCTTCAAAATGCTCACCTGCTAATTCTTCCGTTGTATGTCCTTTATATTTGTCTGACAAATACTTTGAAAACACAACCATGTAACAAACATTGTTAAAATCCACCAATATCAATTTTTTAGGCTTTGTGCTCATGTCCCTCTATTCCATCCTTTGCTTTAGTGAGTTGTTCCAACTCTCGCATATTTTTACTCATCATGTCGTAAAAAACATCCATCGATTCTTTAGGAACCAAACAAAAATCTAATTCCCCTGAATCGCTTTTACCAAATCCATCAGCAATCAATATTTCTGCAACCTCTTCTTTCATATGCTTGATATGCCCTTTGGTTGGTATTCCTTTCACTCCAATTGTATGTACCCAACGATGTAAAGGGTCATCTTTAAAAAAGAATAGAACACTTACATCAAAAGTTTCTTCCGATTCCTGCATACTCATATTATACCACACTCCGTTGTATTTTTTCCCTCAATTTACTAAAACTTTTCATATTTTTCAAAAGTATATATCCTCTCATAATATGACGGGCAAAATCCATTGCATTGTGAAACTCAGGGACATTGAATTTAAGCCAATCATCATCCAAAGATAAAAGCAGTTCTTCAAGTTCAGGGGCAAAGGCTGACAGGAAAAGATTATCAACAAATGGTAAAATATCTAAAAATTTATCCCTGTCATTTACGTCTATCTTGGTTCCTTTTTTATATTCAGCAATAACCCTATGAAAATATTGGGTACGTTTCTTTTCCAAAATCTCATCCCAAGAATGATACAAGGTCATACATTTATCTTTGCTGTACTTGTAATAATCGATAAAAAATTCCTTGTTTAAAGTACAGTTAGCCAAAAAGAACTTGTGAATATCGATATCAGAATCAACCAATTCCTGAAAGATTTCTAGTTTTCTTTTATCTTTCAATTGATATCCCAAATATCTTTGGGGTGGAATTTGGCATATGTTGATAGCATCGTCAAGTTTCTTGTAAATTACGAACGCATCGTTTGCGGTCATTTCGTTCCTTCCCGAACCTTATTTTATCTTTCAGGCTCTATTTCACTACTGATTATACTTTGTTCTGAACTTTCTAGGCCAGGAATATTGGGTTCACCTTCTAATCCTGCCAAATCTAAAGAAACATCAACCCCTCTTTCTTTGAAAAACTCTTCAAATTGGGAAAAGGACTCTTCCAATTCTTCTTCTCCAAAAACCTTTGCAAAATTTGCTTTGAATTCTGCATAAAGTATTGCAATTTCCACCGCTTCAGGGTTTAGATTATTTTCGGAAGGCGAATCTTCACCATCTTCTAGTTCTTCAAGATTATCCACAAAAGATGATATCTCTTCTGCCTCTTCTTTCAAAACTGACTCTTGGCTAGAATGCTTATATGATTCACGCTTTAATTCATCCACAGATTTATTTGTCATATTAGTAACTTTACCATTTTCATCTAAAACTAACATTTTAGACCTCCTCGCCAATAATATTTAGTATTATTTTAGTTCCTTTCTTTAGATTTTCTTCAGCCCACATAGGCTGAAGATTTGTATAATGACATGCCTTTAAAAACTCTTTCCTATCTTGAAGATTGAATGAATCCAAAGGTATAATATGGTCTATATGCCAACCCGTTTTACTCCAATTTTTCCAAGTCATTCCTTCTTGGAATTTGGATTCTAGGTAAAGTTTGAATTCAGGTATAGAACAGCCTAAATCTTTAATTGAGGAACCTAATTTATAATTATTTTTAGTAGCGATATATAATCTGTTTCGTAAGTTTTTTGAAAGTTTAAATTTAATATTTGATTTTAATTTATTATTAAGATATTCATTTCTTTCATTTTTATGTTGATAATTGTATTCTTTTTGTTTTTTACTTAATTCTTCTTTATGATTTTCATAATAATTTTTCATATATGTCTTTATTTCTTTTTTATGACTATTACGATATTTTTTATCATATATTTTTCTATCATAATATTTCTTTTTCATCTATTATATTATACCACATATTGTTATGTAAGAAAAACTTTCTCTATGCCGACTACTTCCAAGCCGTATGTTTGAAATACATCTATACGTTTTTTTAAATGCCGCTTGCCGAAATTTTTTCTTACTGTCTTTATGGTTTTGATACCGTGTTCATCTTCTTCTTCGACTTCCCGAACGACTATCAGGTTATCCGTAATGTCATAAATGACTGCTTTGGTCTTGCCTGGAAATACACGCAGGAGCCTTCCAACCTGTTGAATGGCTTCGACTTCAGATTTACGAGCTTGTAGAAGAATAAGCCAATGCAGGTTTTTAATATTCTCACCCATTCCAAAAGTGCCTGTAGTGGCTACTAGAATTTGATTCTCGTTTTCCTTGATGGTGTTTTTGATATCTATTCTATCGTCAATTTTAATGGAACCTTCAATCAGATGAACACTATCTCCAAATATTTCACGCAACATATCTGTCATTTCTTTAGCAAAATCAACATTGCGTATTAGAATCAACCCATTGGATTTCGGCATACGAAGTCGGGCTTCTTTTACCAACTCCACAATGTATTCACGCCGCTTTGGGTTGTACCTGATGAAATCTTCGTATTCCTTGTATGTTTTGATTTCGGGTTGAATAGGATAACTCAATAACTTGACCCGAATCTCTGCATCTGAAATGCGTTTGTCTGCTTGAAGTTTCTTTATGGTGTTCGATGCGGTAATGGGGCCGAAAAGGGAAACTGAATTAAAGTATTCCAACTTATCACTATCCCTTGAAATGACGGTTGCTGAAAATCCATATTTGTATTTTGCGGCGAATGAGGTTATGACCTCATGCACTACTTTTGCCGAAGCTGAGGCCACATGGACTTCATCCTGTATCAATAACTCAAACCGCTTGCCGTAAGTTTTATCCAATTGCAACAAGGTGGTTAGAGATTGCCAAGTGGCTACGATTACAGGCCTGTCCCATTCCTTGCGTTCCCCATACAATCTTCCGCATTCTTCAGGTTTGATGAATGGGGATTTTAGCACCAAGTCCTCAAAAATCTGTTCCACCAAACTCTGCCGAGGAACTATCAATATCATATTCTTCAACCCTTTCAAACGGAAAAGATTGAGCATGGCTACTTCGATATAACTCTTACCTTGGCTTGTTGGAAGTTTGGCTAAACCATAATTGTATTTGAGAATTTTTTCCAAAGCCTCGATTTGGTCAGGATAAAGGGTTTCCCCTTTGAGGGAAAGTTCGATTTCATTCCTTTCAAATTTGAATTGATTGAGAACCAACTCTTTCTCAAATTGGACGGCCCAATGATTGATTTTTGCAATGCGTAATATTTCTACGAGAAGGCCCGATAATATTGTTCCATCTGACCGCAGAAACCTAATTTTACCATCCCATTTTTTTGCACGATAAAGAGGACTCCAAAAAGCCTTTTTATCCTTTACGGTAAAATGAAGTTGTAGAAAATTGAATACAGTTTTCTCGGCTGTAACTCGCAAATAATTCGGATTGTCTGTCTTTTCTACAAGTATCATTAATATTTTCGTTTAATCGCTTGCCAATCGATACCTCGTTTTTTGGCTTTAGTCTGCCATAGGCTTGCTTTAATTTTTAAATCTTCTTTTCTTTCTTCATCAGGTGTATCTTTTATTTGAGAATAAAGGTCTATCAGTTTGTCTGTAATTATTTTTACTTGTTCTTCTTTTGGAAGGCTCTTAAATTCTTGTTCCTTTTTCAAACTTTCTTCACCTTCCTCATATTCCTTTTCCATT